TTGCCGCAGACCCTCGGCGACCTCGGCGACCATTGGCGCCTTTGGTTTCACTGCCTGGCTTGCGGCCACCAAGCCGGCACCGCCTTTTACTATCTGCGGAAACGCTGGGGCGATGGCATGCGGCTTGGCGACATGCTGCCCAAGCTGCGCTGCGAACAATGCAGCGCGGCCGGCCGGGCCTACGAATGCATGATCATGGTTGAACCCGAGGACTACCATGTGCGGCTCATGAAGCGCGCACCGGCCAACCGCTATACATTGCGCCGTGGCCATGGCTGGCAGCTGTTCACCGGTTCCTAGAACGGCTGCCGATACTCGATCGACGCGCCGCCGTCCTGGCCCGCGATCCGCACCCGCCGCAGATCCAGGCGCACCGCGCATCCACTAACCTCGGCCAGGATCGCCGCGGCCAGCCAGAGCAGCACCAGCGCGCTGCCGACCCGGCCGATCACGACGCGGTCTCCTGCCGGCGGCGGCGGTTCCACTCCAAGATGGCCGCATTGGTCAGCGGCGTTTTCGTGTCCGCCATGTCCGCCTGATACGCGGCATCGCTGATCGCCGGCCGCCCGCCTTGCGCCTCCGCGGCGCGCAGCTCGGCCGGATCGACCCGTGCCGCCGAACTGTCGGCGTCAGGGTCCTGCAGCGTGGCATCGCGCACCGCCTTTTGCGCCGCGATCACCTGTCGCACCTGATCGGCGCTCGGCCCCTTGAACGCCTGCACGCCTTTGAGCGTGCGATCTCCGAAGAAGAACGCAACCACCGTGCCCAGCACGATCCACATGGGTTCGGGGATCAGCTGCATGGCGATCATGGCGTCGGAAAAGCCCACCGTATCGATCGGGCACCAGATGAACAGCGCGATGATGCCGAGCGCCATCAACGGCCGCGGCAGCCGGTTGAGGCCGTCGACAAAGCTATCCCAGGCGCTGCGGTTGGCGCGGAACTGGAACTCGGCCGCGAACTCGTTTTGATTGGCCGCGTTCAACTCGAACGATTGGCTGTCGCGCGCCGCCTTGGAGCCAAAGAAGGTTTGCGCCAGCGTGTTGACCCCGCCGAGGAGCGAGCCGCCGAGCAGATCCATCACCTTGCCCCACATCAGGCGCACTCCCTGTCATAGCCGGTCAGCAACTCGGCGAACCACGCGGTCAGATCCGCCGGCGCCGAGGCCGCCGCGACGCGGATGAACTCGCGCAGCCGGCGCATCCAGCCGCGCCAATACTTGGCGTCTCCGGGATCGGCCTTCACCAGATCGGCGAGGAAGGCGCGGCGCTGCTCGATCAAGGCGGCCAGCAGCATCGCGCCCATCTCGCGGTCGGCCCGCTCGGCCGCGGCGCGGGTCTTCGGCCCCACGGCGCCGTCGCTTTGCATCGGCCCATAGCCGGCCTGATTCAGCACTTCTTGCAGGAACTGCACGGCACGCCGCGGCCCGGAATTGACCGCGGCGTCGAGCATCGCGGCCTGGATCCCTTCGGGCAGCGTGTGCAGCCGCGGACCGCTGAAATACCGCGTCTCATAGATCTCCCGCGCCACATCCGGCGAGAGGTTCCGCACTTCCTCGATCGAGGCTTGACGACCGTAATAGGCCGACAGCGTGGCCTGCGTTATACCGAGATTGGTACAATAGCAATCGAACGGCTTGCCGGCGCGCGGCTGCGCCTTGCCGTAATGGGCGTTGTCTTGCTTGTCCGCCGTGAACCCACCCTCTCGGCGCAGGATATCGGTCAGGATGTCATTGACGTTCATGGGTGCCCCTTGCTCATCAAAACCGTCATGATCGTGCCGATGCTGCCCGCCAGCGCGAGCACCATGAGTGCCCACATTCTGTTGTGGATCGTGCGGACGCTGCTCTGATTGGCGTCATGCATCCGGGTTCGCTCGGTGGCAGCGGCATCCTGATTGCGCAGCAGCTGCGCCTGACGCTCTGTACAAACCTTCTCATGCGCACTGATTCCCGCCTGCGCTGAGGCTGCCATTTCGATGGCGCGCGAACCGATCTTCGCCGCCTCGACCGCCGCCGATGCCGCCTGCGCCGCAGCCTGCGCAGCCTGTGCCGCCGCGGCCGCGGCCACCGCGACCGTTTCGTCGTTGTTCGGCGCCATCACACCACCTCGCCGGCCGGCATGTCGCACCGGTCAATCCAGATCGTGACACCGGCGAAGGTCTCACCATCGCTGCTGATCAGATCGGCGCCGATCGTGACCGGGTCTGCGTCATAGTCGCTGTGACCCTCGGCCGCGGCCGCCTGTTCCAGCATCGTGTCGGCAGCCCGGCGCCGCAGGAAATCCAGCTTGTCCGAGCCGGTGCCGAGAATGCCAATGATGCGGCCGCGCCGGATCGCGAATTGCTGGCGCGCCGCCAGCGCCGCGCGGATGGATCGCGCCGTCATGTCGGTTTTGATCTGCATCTTTCCCCCGAGGAATTGCAGGCGTGAAGAATTGGGCTAGAGCCGTTCCTTGATCTGGAACTGTCGCGAGCGGCGGTTGTGCGAAACGCTGGGGCTTGGCGCCAGCGCCGTCATACGGCCGAGGATCGCGGTCTTGTTGCGCGTGGCATCGTCTTGCGGCGTCCGCAGCCACAGCACGTTGCGCGCCGTGCCGGCGATGCGATCGAGCTCCAATAAGGTGTCCTGATACTCGGCCTCGGTCACCGCCGGCAGGGTGAACGAGTCGGTCATATATTGCGGCAGAACATCGGTGTAATCGTCGCCGCCCTTCGACGTGCTGGTCACCGAATCGTCTCCGACCTTGGGCGCCTGGCCGTAGCTGAAATTCACTTCCGGCTGCCACAGCGTGCCAGCCCAGAGCAGACCCGCCTGGAAATAGGGCAAGCCACTGTCCATCAGATCCAGTTTCAGATAGGCCGCCATGACCGGCCCGGCCGGCCGGACCTGCACGGCCTGGCCGCGGGCGCCGAGGATCAGCGCCCGGTTCATAGCGGCCACTCCCGTGTCGTACTGATCACCGTCATGTGCGGCCGTGCTGGACAGGCGCCAGCGCCACAGCGCGGACTCGGTCGCATTGCAGCCGAACAGGCCGAGCACATCGATCGGCCGCGGCGCGGGAAACGCCGCGGTGATCGAAATCGTGAGATCGCCGGCCGAGCGCCACACGCGTTTGAGCCGGATGGTCTGCAAATTACTGACCGGCAGACCGGTCGATGCCGAGGACGCCGCCAGCACGGCGGAGTCAATGTGATTCAGCCAGCTTAAGCCACCCCTGCGGTTCACGCGTTCCCCCGATCAGAACAGAATATCAATCGTGCTTTCGTTGCGGCTGGCCGTGATGCCCTTGCCCACAACGACCACGTTGCGCCCGCCGGCCAGGCCGTAGCGGTAATAGGTGACGTGGCCGGTCGAGTTGAGCGGCACCAGGAAGCCTTGGTGCTTGAATCGGATGCGCGCGAGCTGCAACCCGCCGGCATAGAGCACGCGCTGGCGCTCCGCCTCCGCCGCCGCATCGGCTTTCTGCGCGAACAGCGCCGGCCGGGTCACGTCCTGCGCCCGCCGGTGCGCCACGGTCAGGGCAATATCGGAAGACGTGGCATAGCGGTACTCATTCGCCAGGAACTGGCGCCGCGCCTGCGCCACACCCACGGCGATGTCGGTCAGCTGCGGTGTGAAGTTGCGTTGATAGCCGACCCGCATCCGCCAGACCGGCGGGCTGATCGTGGCCGGCGGCTCCAGCAAGTTGAAATCCAGGATGTCGCTTTCATCAATCCACCACAGCGGTTCTGCCGCGGGACGGTCGACCCGGCCAACCTCGATCTTGTTGACCTGGTTCGGCCCCCACCAACCGCAGATGCCGCCCAGCACTGCGTCCAGCAGATCGCCGAGCGTGGCGACCTCGGGTCCCTGATAGACCCCGATCGGCGCCGGTTGCTTGGCATGCAACGCCTCGAATGTGCCGAGCGCAAAGCGATCGTCCGGCAGGCCGCCGCGATCATGCGCGATGCGAAACGCGACCTTGGCCGCGCTCGAAACATAGACGCCCCAGGCCTTGTCGCCGCGAAGATCCGCCGTAACGATGCCTTGCGGAATCGAGCCGAGCCGAATATAGCCGCCGGACTTCTGTACTTTGAAATGCCCGGCGCTCACCACAGCCGCGGTGATATCGGCGACGTCGCCTTCGAAGGTCAGGGCCAATCCCCGATCGTAAGCCGCGGTCACGGCGTCCAGCGCGCCGTCATGGGCCTGATAGATCAGGTTCACCGGATCGAGCAGCACCAGCGGCGCATTGAGGCATTCGCCGAAGGCGAGCGGCTTCGGTCGGCCCTCCAGCTCACCGGTGCCATCCAGGCCGCCGGTCCCGCCATAGAGATTCGGCTGTGCCGGCGCGTCCATCTCCCAAGCGGCGTCCCGGACATCCAGCGCAACCGAGCCGTCATCGGCCAAGCGCCAGTTGCCGGCGGTGGCGTCCAGGATGGTCTGGAACTCGGCCAGCCGGACATGCGGCGCGCCGATCTTCACACTGACTTCGCGGCCATCCACGGCATGATTGCGCACCACGTCATCCAAGGCGCGGTCGCTGTTAATCAGCGTGATCTGCCCGACCTGCAGCAGCACGCGCCGATCGGCGTCCGGCGTGATCGGCAAGGCGCGCATGATCGATAGCGGCTCGGTTACCCGCGATTCCCAATGGGTGTCCGCCGGATCATCATCCGGTTCCGAGGTGAAGCCGCGATCCGAGAAATGCAGCACCACCGGCGCCGCACCGGTCGTAGCCTCATCGAAAGCCGAGACCGGCAGCGCAGCCACCGGAAAAGCGTCGAGATCTTCGGCCGCCCCCTCGATCGCCACGCCGGGCGCATAGCTGGTGATGTCCACCAGATAGACAACGTCGATGACGGCGCTGTCATCGAGCGCGATTTCCAGCACGGGCGCAGTTGCGACCGGCTCTTCCACTGCCGCCACCGGCAAAGCCGCAACGGCAAAGATTGGTTCATCGTCCAGGATGTCAGGCATGCCGCAACCGGATGGCTCTGGTTTCGATCATAGAAAAGCCAATTCTGCGAACTTCGCCGCGACGGCATTCGCGATCGGGATGCCGCCGTGGATCGTGTTGCCGTTGTTGTCTCCCGGGTGGATTTGATCCGTGTAGCCGTTGCGCAGGCTCGCCGGAAATACCAGATTGGCGAAGTCGGTCTGATCGCTCGGCTGCTGCGCACCGATGGTAACGCCGGCATCGTCAAGGCCCTGACAGCTCAGTCCGCCTTGGGTTGGGGCGCACACGCGTTCCTTGAGATCGAACGAGTTGGCGCCGAAGGCCGAGCGATAGCCGGCAGTGATGTCGCCGGCCGTAGCCCAGGACATATGGCCTGACGGATTGGCCCAGAGAAGCGGCTCCACCACGATGAACCGGGCGTTCGGCCCGTTGATCGCCTTCCACTTGTTCACGATGTCCACGGTGTTCTGGATGCACGTAGCCGCATCGGAGTCATTCTCCGAGGTCCAGACCACCAGCACGGTGCGAGGATCGGTCGCCTGGGGCTGCCGTTCCAAATAATCGGCATAGGTGGCGTCCGACTGGTCGACCAGCCCATTGCGGATCTGGGCGGACGTTGCCCCTGGCCGGCCCATGTTGTTGTACCACGCCGCACCCGCGAGGTTCACTCGGGTGAGGTACGGCCCCCACGCGAAAGAGGTCACGCCGGCCGTGGGGTTTGAGTTATTGCCGGTCGGAAGGCTGTTGCCCACGCCAATGATGCTCATCGCACTGTCGGCCAAGCTGGCGGGCTGATCGACTGTGTAAGACTGGATCGTGCCGGTCCATGTGGTGGTGCCGGCATAGAAGGCCTTGCCGATGCAGAGGATCGGATAATTCACCGGCGGTGAAGCCGGCGCTTGCACAAACGCACCGTTCCCCAGCCGCGCCCGGATGCGGTTGCAAACTTCAACCTCGATGGTGAACGTGGCGCCATCGGCGACCGCCCCGAGATCGACCGAGAACATCGTCTTAAGCGAGCCCTGCACGAACGACTGCGAGCCCTGCTCGATGATGATGTGGCTGTCCGATGACCGGCGGTACACCGCCAGGTATTCATAGTTGTTGGCCGCACCTGTCGCCGGATTGGTCAGGCAGAACAGCAACTCATTGTTGGTTGGCAAAACCTTTGCGGTCGCCGACACGCGCCAGCGATGCTTGCGTTGCCATCCCGCATTAGTGGGACGGCACAACTTCACCGAGACGTTGTCGGCGTTCCAGCTCGTGCCCGTGCCAAGGTTCTGCCTGATACCGAGGAACGACCGTGATTGCTGGGCGACGAACGAGCCCCGCACCGTTGCCGTTCCGTTGGAGGATGTCTTGCCGAGCGAGACCGTAGCAGGGAACGAGTAGCTGGCCTCCTGGATGACACTGAGAAAGACATCGGCGCCGTTCCGGGTGAGATCCGCGCCGGCGAGGTAGCTCTCGCCTGGAAGGAAGCCCGGGATCTGCTCGATCCGCGACTGCGTCGCGCCGTTGACGGTGCAGAGCATTGATCCAGCGGAAACGGCGAAGCTCGGCGGGCCGCCAGAACCGAACTTGGACGCCCATCCCGTCAGATCGCCGGTCGCAAAATCGCCGTTGACCACCAGTTCGGGCGCGCCAGTGACGACAACTGGTCCAACCGCGGCGACCTGCCCGCTTTGCGTAGCGGCCGGATCGAGCGACTGAAGCGCCGCCAACTCGCTGGCGTAGATAACGCCACGCGCTTTGTAGACGCCGTTGACCCGATCCACCTCGATCAGCGGCACCGTGCGTCGTAGCGCACCCGCGGCCGCGCGCCTTCCCCCGATCAGCATCGGCCTACACCGCCACCACGATCAAAGCGGCATCGCCGGTCTGCGCCACCGCATTGCCGCTGGCATCGACCGATTTGAGCTTGATGAACCGCAGCCCATAGGCCTGATCCGGCGTCAAGTGGATCACCGTGGAGGAACCGGCCGTGAAACGCAGCGCGTTGCCGCTGCTGTCCTTCACCGGCGCATAAGCCCCGGCGAGGGCCGGCGCCGATTGGAGCTCGATATATCCGCCTTCGAATTGCGCCGGCACATGGATGGCCGAAAGGATGCGCCCCGAGATCAGATCCACCGGGACGGACAAGCTGGCACCGTCGTTAATCATCGCCGCGGCGACGGTCTGCACGGCCTCATCAATGATCATGGTTCTTTCCCCTCTTCTCGTGAACCGAGCGTTACCAGCCCGCCAAAATGTCGTAGGCTGCAATCGCCGCCGGGTCGTTGAGCGCGCGGATCGCCTGCTTGTGCGCATGGCCGACGAAGATCCAGGCCTGCACTTGCGCCGCCGCTGCATCGGCCATCGCGGACATGCCGGTGGCATCGAGCGGGAGAACCGTGTTGTCCGCCATGATCCATCCGAACTCGGGCGGCCAAGCCGCGCCGGCCAACATCGCGAACTTAGCTTGCGCGCCCGCGGCTATGATCCGCTGCTGGTCTTGTTCGCGCAGCTGCAGCTGCTTCCCGCCGTGCGCCATGCCCGCGCCAAACTTGGCCGCGCGGATAGCATCGACTTCGACGCAGCGCGCCGCCTGTGCGGCCGCCAGCGCAGCCCCGGGGAAAGCCGCGTCCAGTTCCACGGTGCTCGGCGGATCGGCGAACAGCACTTCGCCCGGCTGCGCCTCATAGCCCGTGGGCACGCCTTCGACGCCCACGCCACCCTGCGCGTTCACAAAAGCCCGATACATGAAGGTCTCCGTCAGACAGTGAAATCGGTGATGCCGATACGGCAATTCGCCGTGGTGGTGGCCGCGGTCCAATAGACCGTTTGCGCCGTGCCCAAGATCAGCTCATCGAAGTGACCGGCGCCGATATAGTTATCCAGGACCGAACTGCCGGGATAAGGATGCTGCCGCCGGACGCCGAGCCCCGCGGCATCCGACGCCATCGCCACCGCGTTGTAGGTGGTGTTGGTATGCCCGGCGTTGCCCGAACAGGTCTTTGCAGTCGGCGGCACCGCGACCGAAATGCTGAGGCTCTGATAGGTGCCGGCCACCGTGGGCGCCACGTTGTTGAGAACGTTGACCTCGGCCTGCTGGATTCGGCTGCCGCGCTGCCGTGCCACGCGCAGGTTGGAACTGCCATCGTTGTACCAGGCGCCGAGATAGGCCTTGAACGTATGGCCCGCGGGCATCGTGGGCGCGGTCGGACTGGCCGAGAACAGCAGACCGGGCACGGTTGACACGGTGACCGCGGCACCCGCCGTGGTCAAATCGATGGCAGCACCGCCCGGCGTCGCCGTGATCTTGTAGTCGTTGGCCGTCACATCGCGCAGATAGACGATGTCCCCGAGCGCCACGCCGGCCGGCGCCGTCGTGCCGCCGATCTTGATCGGCTGTCCGGCGCTGAGGCCGTGCGCGTTGTGAGTCAGCCGATCGGTGCCGGCATTGGCCGTGACCGCCGCGTTCACCAGCGGATTCGTGAGATCCGAGGCAAAGACGTGATACCAAGTGCTGGACGCCTCGGCGCCCGTGTCGAGACCGCTGATTCCGGCCTGGCCAAGATCCACGGCCGCCGCCAGCACCGCGAGCCGCGCCGCGCCCGCGGCGTCCTTCAGCACCAGCTCGGCGGCCGTATATCCGATCCGGCTGTTCGTCGCCCATGTACCGAGCAGATCCCGCGCCGCACCGGTGATGCTGGGCACGCCGGAATTGCCGCCGGCCACCGTGGCGCGATAGTTGCCGCCGGCATCGGCCAGGACTTCGCCAAACGCCCCTGCGCCGGCCGCCAATGAGGCGGCAAGATTGATTGTGGACGTGGCCGCGGTGAAGGTTACGGCACCGCCGCCAGCCGCGAGATAGGAGAAGCCGAACGCGGCTGCGAATTGGCCGGTAGCCTGCGGCAGGGCCACGGCACAGCCCGAGGCATGGGTGAACACCAGCATATGGCCGGCATCTTCCGCGACCACGTTGTAGGTGTTCCCCGGCACTTCCTTGGGCGCTGCCTTGGGCAGGTTGAGCGCAATCCAGCAATCGGCCGCCACGCTCGCCACCAGATCGACCTCGGCGCCGAGCGCAATGTCTCCCGCCGCCGTGGCGCGCAAGGGCCATCCGGTCTTGATCGGCTTCGGGTCGATCCCATCCGGCGCGAAATCATCGGCACCCGCACCGACGGCATGGAACCGCACCCGCACCCGCGTGCCGGCGGCATGCTTGCGGACCGGCACCGGGAAAACCGCCGTGAAGTGCGGCGCGGCGCCACCAGTTACGGCGTAATTCGAGCGCCCACCCATGCCGCCGAATGCCTCGGCCGGCGCCACCAGATAGACGCGCTTTTCTCCGGGTCCGAAGTCGATCCGCGACCCGGTGTTGGATCGGATCAGGTCGCCACGGGTCAGCGTACCGCCGGCATCGATCAGCGTGGATTCGAAGATCTCGAAAGCCTCGCCAGCACCTTTCATCAACACCGGGAACGGAACATCGGTCGGGATGTCCGCCCCCACGAAAGACAGGAACCCGTCCAGCTGCCCACCCAAGACGATGTTGCCGGTGCCGTTGCTGGTGGTTCGCTGCGCCACCCGATCGCGAATGATCATTTCCGCCTCACCTTGTCATAGACCAACAGTCCATTGGTCCGCTGTTGCTCGCTGCCCATCCGATCGATGGCGGCCCGCGTCTTCTCTTGCTCGAGCCGCAACAACCGCAACTCGCTCACCACGTTTTCATTGCCGCGCGCCGTACGCGTGCTGCCGAGCGCCGCCTGCGCCTGCGAGGCCACGCTGTTCTGCATGCCCTGAAGATTGGGCGAGACCATCGAGCGCCCCGCCACGGTGCCCAGCGGCGTATCGTTCTCCCCGCCGGGCAGGCTCAAGCCCGAGGCCAGAGACGGGCCGGCCAACGGCGCCGAAGAGATGGCATTGTCATTGGCCACGCTGCCCGGAGGCGCCGCATCCGGGCCGCCGAAGACGCTCGGCCCCATGTTGATGTCGATGGGCGCCGGTCCGCCGAGCCATTTGTAAGCGCCGTACAGATAGCTGAGGGCGTTGACGACCGGATTGGCGAATCCGCCGATCAACAGGCCTAGCTTGAGTGGATCGAAGCCCCAGTTCGCCCCGAGACCGACCGGATTTCCCGGAGCGTTATAATCCGGATCGATAACTGGATTCTTTTCATCGAATCCAAACACTGACGCGACGAAGTTTCCGATCTTGTCCAAGAAATCGTCGGCCGTCAGATCATCATAGGCGATGCCCTGAAAATCCGCCCAGTCATGAAAGAACTTGTCCGCATCGACCGGGCCGTTGGGCGTATTGACCTTGGATCCGTCAAAGAACCCGTCTTCGGAAATCGGTGACGTTGGTGCCGGGCCAAAACTCTTGTCCCAACCACCGCCGCCTTTGTTCGGGTTCTTTCCCGGCGCGTTGCTGGGATTATTCGCATCAACGCCAGTGCCCGACCCCTGCGGTCCGCTGTAATCGGGACCTGCAAGACCGAGATTTTTGTTTCCCGGGTTAATCGCAGGATTGCTCTTACTACCACCGCCGGTGCTGCCGGATCGACCGCCACCGCCGCCCGAGCCGCCCTTGTTGCCTGTACCGGGTCCGCGGTCTCTGCTATCGGCACGCTCATAGAACTCCAACAACCCGGTATGCGGGTTGATCGAGCCAGCGCCGCCGTTCGCGATCAGCAACGCGATCTCGTCGTCGTTGAGCATCGCAAGCCGGTTGTCGCGCTTACCATCGGCGCCATAGCGGCCGAAGCCGGCGAGGATCTGCGTCATCATCCGCGGCGAGAGATCGGCGTTCGCCAACTGCATGATGCGCGCCGTGGTCTGCGCATCGAAATACCGGGCCGGACCGCTCGCCTCGATCTCCGGGCCGCGCTCGCCCACCATCCGGACGCCGCCGCTGAAATCGCCACCCGCGGCGAAGCCGGGAACCTGCACGTCCAGCCCGCCGAGATCCTTGGTCTTGCTCAGCACCTCGCGGAACACATCGGCGTATTTCTCGGTCGAGGCGTAGAAATCCCGGCTGATCGCCAACAGCTGTTGTGCCGCCGCGGTGAAGTCCGCCGCATTGCCGCTCTGATACGCCGTATCGAACCGCTGCCGCGCCTGCGCCATCTGCTCGGTCGGCGAAAGCGCTGAGGCCGGCCCGATCAGCAGTGAGTCAAAGAAATCCTTGAACGATGAATTGACCCCGGACAGACCCTGCTCAACGATCTGTTGCCGCTTCAGCGCATACAGCTCCTCGATCTGGCTGAGATCGGCGCCGAGTTTTTCCGCCTGCGCGACCGCACCGGCCTTTTCGATATCCAGCTGTTTCAGCGCATAGGCCTGCGGGTCCTTCAGCGCCAAAAGCTGATCGGCAATGCCGTCGATGAAATTGGCCTTGAAGATCTCGGGCAGCTTCTCCGCCGCTAAGCCGTATTGCTCCGCCTGCGATTCCGCCTTGGCCATCGCCGCGGCGAGCTCGGTGACGGCCGCGGCCGCCGCTTGTGCCGGCGTCCGGATCTGGTCGACCCGCTCATAGAACTTGCCGAACGCAATCGCGGCATCCAATTGATCCGCCTTGGTCGCGCCACTGTTGGCAATCGCGACCCGGATCGCCTCGGGCACACCCTCCAGCCGATCGGACTGCGCCGCCTCGACCATGGTCCGCGCAATGAAGTCTGCAATGGCGTCCTTTGCGCCCTGTTCATCATTGCCGAATTGGTTCGTGATGCCGGCAACCGTGGACATGAATCGCGGGGTCCGGCCGTAATACTGCAACTGACCGGACAGCGGACCGTTGACCGTGGCACCAAGCGAGGCCAGCAGCGCATTCAGCGTGTTGGCCGCATCGCTGCCGAGGCCCGACGTCACATCGCCGATATGTTTGGTCGCCGTGGCGCCGACGCCGAACAGACCGCTGGCCAGCGCTTCGATGCTGGTGACACTGGACAGCTTCGGTGGCTTCTTTTTCTTGTCGCCGAACAACCCGCCGAGGATGTTGCCGAGCAGGCCGCCCGCCGCCGCACCGGCCGTCGAGCCCACCGCCGGGAAGATGCTGCCCACGATCCCGCCGAGCAGCGCGCCGCCGCCGGCAAAGGCGGATTGCTGCCAGCTGCCACCGGCGAGCGCGGAGGTTCCCGAAGCGGCCGCCGCGCCCACCAGACCGGTGCCGACGCCGCTGTTCAGGAAGCTCGCCCAAGCCGGCATGGACGCGCCGATCTGAATCCCGTTGGAATAGACCGGCGATCCCGTACCCAACAATCCATTGAGCCAAGTCCCAAGCCCGGTCTTTGCCCCGCCCGCGCCGCCGAAGATGGCCGCCAATGTGGACGCAGACGACGCCACGCCGCTGCCGCTCGCCACCGCGTTTTGCGCCGAGCCGCCGGTCAGCGAGCCGAGACCGTAGGAAGCGGCCAGACTGTCGAGACCAAGCGCGCCGGCACCCGCGGCGATGGCCGGGCGGAGCACCATGACCGCGGCCACCTGCGCCGCCGCCTCGGTCGCAAGATCGACCCACTTATCCCAGAAGGTCGCGGCATCGGTGATGTTGCCGCGCAGCGCATCCTTGAACGTGTCGGTCAGCGTGTCCTGCACACCGGCAATCGCATTCTTGAACGGCTCGAGCATCAGCTCGGCCTCGCGCTCGGCGATCTTCTGCCGCTCGGCCGCGGCATCCTCGGCCACTTTCGTGGCGTCCTTCTCCGCTTTCTCGCGGTCTTTGATGGCTTTATTGGCGTCATAGAGCGCATAAGCCTCGCGCTCGATCTGCGCGACGTACTCTTCGCCGGCCTCGACCGTGCCCTTGATCACCTCTTGCTCGGCCTTCAGCACCTGCTGCCGAACAAAGCGCTCCCGGTCAGAGAGACCGAGTTGATAGGTTTCCTCTTTCAGCGACGCAATCTGGCCACCGAGGGCTATGGTCGCATCTTCGGTTGCCTTCTTACGCGCCTCGGCAAGCCGCTTATCCTCCGCGGCGGCATCCTTCGCAGCCCGCGCGGCCTCTTTCGCGCGCGCCTTCGCCGCCTCATCTGCGGCGGCCCTTTCCGCCTCCGCCTTCAGTTCTTGTGCATGCCGCTCCGCCGCTTCCTTCGCTGCCTTCTGATCGGCGGCTTCCTTGTCCGCCGCGGCCTGGATCAACTGGCGCGTAACGGCGAGCTCGGCATTCTTCGCCTGGATCTGCTTATCGAGGTCAGGCAGTTCCGTGCCGAAGGGGTCGAGCAGCGGGTTTTGGTCGACCTCACGCCGCCGGTCGAGCAGCTTGTTAAGCTCGGCCCACTGGTTCGCTGCGGTCTCTTCCAGGGTTGGACCGCTCAGATCTTTGGTAACGCGCTCGATTCCGCGGGCAAGGATTTCCAGCACGTCCTTGACCGGCCCGAGTTTTTCCGGCGCGGATTCCCAGAAGTTGCCCCAGGCCACCGAGAGGCGATCGACCGCACCGGTCAGGCCGCCGGCCGCTGCAGCGCCGGTGCCGCCGATCTGCTTTTCAAGCTCGCCAAGAATGACGCGCTGCGCACCGGCCCGATCGCCCGCCTTGTCCAGCGCCGCGATCATGTCCTTTTGCGCTTCGGTGAACGACAGGCCGGAACGGCGAAGCGCGGTCAGACCGCGCACCGGATCTTCCAGCGCCTTGCCCAACTGGACGATGTTCGATTGCAGATCGCCGCCGAACACGGCGCGCATATTGATGGCTTGCTTGATCGTCTCGCCGAAGGCATCGCCCGCCACCGACTTGAACGTCGCCAGCGTCGCCATCACGCCGCGGATATCATCATCATCGATATGGAACGATGCCTGCATGGCGTCGGCCATATCGTCCAGCTGCTTGCGGGTTAGACCGACCACACCCCCGGTGGCCTTCAAAACCGCATTCAGCCGCAGCGAGGCTTGCTCCGCCTCGGCCGTCGCCTCGAAGACCTTGTGCAACGCGCCGCCGAAAGCCACCGCGCCAGCACTGGCTGCGATGCCGATCGGGCCGAGCGCGCGCAGCCCCGCCCCGAGCGGCCCGAGCCGATACGTGGTTGCCTCAAGGGACTGCCTGAGATCGCCGCCGATCGCGGCCGCAGCCTGCACGAAGGACGGGCGCGCATCGCGGGCGGCACGGTTGAGGCGCTCAAACTCGGCGCGCGCCGTGTCCGCCCGTTCCTCGGCCGTCTTCAGCGCATTGGCCAGCTGCGGCGACGCGCTCGCGATGGTCTGGAAAGCCTTCGCTCCCGAAGGACCGAGGCTTTCCAGATCCTTGCGCAGCTGGTCAACGCCATCGGACGTGACCCGAAAGAGGAACGATTTGTTTGCCATGCCCGCCTTCAGGCTTTCGGTAGAGCACGCTCGATCAGCGCCGGCACCTGATCGGCCCAGCGCTGCGCGATGCGGTCGGGATCGAGACGCCGCGCGAGAGTGACTTGCGGCAAGAGAACGAAAATCGGCACCGTGGCGAGATTGCGCCCCGATGCGGCAGCCTTATCCGAGGCCTTGCGGAAACCACCGCGCCGCCCCTGGCCAGCTCGCAGATTGGCCACCAGCAAGGCCGGCGCACCGCGGCGGTAGACATAGCGCAGGGCTACGCCGTGCTGGCGTTCCCACATGCCGGGTGTCAGTCGCGCACCGGCGGGCGCCTTGCCGGCAGCCGGCAGCGGGATCGCGAGGAATGCCCCGCGTGCACTGCGGATCGTGACGCCCTGCGAGAATGCCGCCAGGATGGTCTGCGCCCCGGCGCCGCGCGCCCAAACCACGCCGGCCGCCTTAGCGCTGTCTCGTCCCCGCGGATAGACCTGGCTGCGCACGGCATTGGGCAACCGAGCGCCAAGGCTCGCTGCCTCGATCGCCCCGCGCAACTCGGTCTTGAGCCCTTCGGTTGCCGCAGCAATGGCTGCGGTATGGGCCGCAGCAAAGAACCGTAACTGATCCTCGCTCCAACCGGCGATGCCGCGCCCATCTGGCGAGGTGAAGCGCGCCGAAAACCTGGTCATCGCCTTTGCTGCGGCCTCTTAGGTTCACAGGCATGAAAGGCTGCGCCGATGATCTCAAACGCATCCATCAGCCAAGCCGATTGGTCGTTGATGCCGCCGGACTCGGGCAGATGCCGGAACCCGCCCCAAGGGTCCCGGCACGCCCGCCAGAGCCGCACGATCTCTTCCGCCTCCGGATCGAGGCTCAGCCGTGGGTTTCGGGGGAAGATTTCTCCAAGGATTTCCCAGCCGGGGCCGTCGTCTTCCGGGAACTCGCCGCCCGCATAGCTCTCCGGATCCGCCGCGACGGCTGCGGCGAGACGGAGTTTTTTCTTTCGGTCTCCTGCGGCTGCATCAGCGCCATGGCGCGCCAGCCGATCGCATCAAAATCCGCGTCCGGAATTTGCTCGGCCACCTCCTCCAGCAGCAGCCCGTCGAGGCCGCGCCGAAATGCCGGCAGATCGCCGCCTTCCCAGCCGGTCAGAAACATGCGCGCGGCGAGCATGGGCGCGATGGTCAGATAGTGCTGGTTGTCGGCATGGCGGCCGGCGAAGACAGGGAAATGGCGGATCAATTTTTCCGCCAAGTCATTCCAGTCCGCTGCGGCGGCCTGGATCTCGGCGACCCCGGTTTCTTCGCTCACCGCGGCAATCGCATCGATCCGCGCCAGCAGCTCCTCGGAATTGGCGGGCGCGACCTGCTCCACATACTCGCGCGCCAGCCGATGGAACTCGGAGGGCGCCCAAAAGCGCGCACCGGCCGCCGCAACTTCGCGGCGGAAGACGGCGCGCGCGGACCTTGTCGCGATGCCGATCAAATAAACAGGAGCATTGGCTTTGCCGACCAGCGCTGCCGGCGTGAACCGGTCGACGCCGGAAACGCTCTGTGGATAGACAGTCATGTTTTTCTCCAGTCAGGTGGAAGCTGCGGGGCCGACCCGCCTGACCAGGCCGGCCCCGCATCGCGCGCGATCGAATGTCAGGCAATCGTGAGAGACGGTCAGAACACCGTGAGGAAGGCGCCCGCGTCCGCGCCGTCCAGTTTGGCCTGGATCTGCTCGGTCATGATGCCGTCGCGGTCGCCGGGATCGTTCTGGATGAACAGAGCAATCGGCGCGTTGAACATGATGCGCCCGCCCGGCTTCGCCGCATTGCCGCCGAGGATTGCGGCATGGATCGGCTGCGGGTTGCCCTGCCGGAAATCGTCCAACAGGTTCGCGGTCGCCACCAGGCGCTGTTGCGGATCGAGCGTGGCGCGCATGTCGCGGCGCGTGATCATCGGCGCGCTGAAACCTTCGTCTTCGTTCGGGTCCTCCGGGAAGACCATGGAATTGCCATTGTCGAAGGACATGGAGCGGATCGCCGCTTTCAGCCGGTTGATCAGGAAACGGCTCTTGCGATACACGCCGGGGATCGTGCCGTCGTAAGTCACTGCCGGCACCGCGGCATCGGTCTTGCTCACGAACAGCGCCGAGATCCGCACAGTCGCTTTCCAGACCCGCGCAGCCGTCATTTCCAGAGAGACGCTGCCGCGCGCATCCTTGAACTTGAAAACGATGCCGTCCGAATAGACGGCGAGCGAGGCACAGGGGATCGCGGCGCTGATCGGCCGATAGACGACGTTGGCCGGGATCGCCAATACGCTGGTCGCACCGAGCGGAGCCGCGAACCGATCGGCGAAGGTCGCGACCCGCGTGGCGAGATAGTCAATGATGGACGTGAAGAACGCCGCGGCGGGATTGACCGAAACCAAGGTCGGCATGCCGCGATACTGCTGCGCCACGTTCGCCCACGGCGCGATAGCGGTGGCCGAGACGTTGTCCCCCGCACTCGCTACCACCGCCGGTACGCCATAGGAGATAGTGAACGCGCCGCCGGCCGCTTCATTCACCAGAACCGGCGCGCTGCCGTCGAGCTTGGTGACCGTCAGTGACCCCGCTGCGGCAACGCTCACCAGCAATTCCACGCCCGGATTCTTCGGGCTGGAAAGATAGATTGGCGTGCCGCTTTTGATGGCGCCCATGCCGTTCGCGGTATCCCCGATCGTGTTGGTGCCGGTGACCGAAAACGTGATGCCGGCCAGCTGCGTTCGGGTCTGCGTTTCCGACCATCCGGAGATGCGGAACAGATCGCCCCACTGCGGCAGATCTCCCGGCACCGCCACGCCCTTGAGATAGAACGGAATTGAGATTTCGACCTGCATGCCACCCACCAGCGGCGCGGCATTGTCGAGCGAGCCGGTCACCTCATCCGTGTCGGTGTTCTGCGGCCGGAACGAAATCTGCGGCACCTCGACCTTGATGCCGTCCGTCCCGGCGACCGGGTCTTCATAGGTGCCCTCGGCGGCCTGAATTTTCACAAGCACAGCCGCATTGCGCGAGCGCAAAGCCATGGCGGAGTCTCCTTTGGGTTGTCAGTGTGGTTCGGGTCAGTCCGCGACTTGGTCCGGCCGGCCCTCGGCGGTCTGAAAGTCGACCTCGACTTCCAAGGTGAATTGCCCGATCCGGTCGCGGGACCCTTCGGGATCGATGACGGGTTGATAGCTGCCCTCGCGCACGTCGATGGCGAAGCTATTGAGCGCACCCGTCGCAGCGCTGTTGAAATCGGTAAACAGCGCCTTGACGACCTTCACGTAGAGATCGGCCAGGATCGGCGCGGGATCGCTGCCGTCGGCTGTCCTAACCAGTCCAATGAGCAGCGGTCGCGCCGTGAAATGATCGAGCCCGGTTTCCTGATAGTCCCCGCGATCGTGCGGGCCGTCATGGATCACCAACGTCCGGGAGCGCACCGCCGGGTCATGCCGGTTGCGCTCGACCTCAAGGCCGGGCATGTCGATCGCTTCGCACACGGTCTTGATCCGCGCATGGATCTGTTCGCGGATCGCCGTCATGCGCGCGGCCGCCGCAGCGTCAAGCGCCAAGTGGCGCGCACCAGATCGGCGGCAAAATCCACAACCTCGAAACTCTCTGTGTTCCAGGTCACGACATCATCCTCGGCCGGCGATGCGATATCGCTTGCCAGCACATCAACCGACAGGGGCGCGCCGCGCGAGGCGGTTTCGAATGAGCCGATCCGACCATCCGGCCCTGGTGCCGGGACGGCGCGGATCGGCAGCGGCGCGCCGCCGGCTGCCGGCGCATAGAGCACGTCGACCCCGATGTTCGGGTCGCGAAATGCGCCGGCAGCCATGACGTCGAAAGCGGACACAGGCGGGCCTTACGGCTGAGCCGCCGCGGCCGCACCGTTCAAGCGCACGATGCCGGTTGCGCTTGGATTGGCCGCGACTTCCTCCGCGCTGCCGATCAGCAACAGGCCGGTTGCCGTAGCATTGGTGCAGCGCTTGTTGACATTGTCCCAATAGATCAGCTGGCCGACCGTCCATGCCTGCGCAGCCAGTTTCACCAGCTCGTACGTCCCGGTCGTGGACATCACGACCGGCTTGGTATTCAGCGCGTCATTGACCGCCACACCGAACAGCTGGCCGACCTGAAGGCCGCCGCCAGTGACCACGTCATAGGGCGCAACGCGCGTGACGTTCTCGCCCGGTCCCTTGTAGTTCTTCATTGGAGTCTCCGTTCCTTGGTTCCGTTCAACGCCAACGAAAAGGGCGGCCCAAGGCCGCCCCGTTCGTCTACTCTGCGCTCTTGGCGCGCTGAGTGCTTACGCGCCGGGGTTCTTATAGAAGCCGCGCCAGTCGATCGCCTTGACGCCGAAGTCGAGCCGGCCCTTTACCTCCAGCCCATCCACGTCAAAGCCGATTCGGCTTTCGGTGTAGAGCCCTTCCTGACCGTCGAGATAGGCGTACTCGATCGTGTCGATGCCGGCCGGATCGGCCACCAGATACCAAGCCGTGGCGCTGACCGCATCCAAGCGACCTTCAGTGATCTGCGTCAGCTGCTTGTTAAATGGGTTGACATCCGCCGCCTTGGTCGGCGTGACATTCGTCGCCAGGAAGGTTTCAACGGTGGTCTCGATCGCCGCCGGATTGAGAATGTATTTCGGGGCGATGTTCAGAACACCCTCATCCGCAGTCAGGCCCTTCTGAACGCGCATCGCTGCACGGCCCGCGCCGAGGCTCGCCACGGATACCACGGCACCCGCACCAGCCAGATTGTTGTGATTGGCGTGAAACAATGCCGTCCCGTCCGCCATTGCGGGGTTGCCGTTGATCACATTCCAGACCGCGTCGGATTCGTAGTTGGCCGCACTGCGACCCATGATCTCCGCCACACGGCCGAACGCCGAGAGGTCGTCGTTGATCAGGGCTTGGCGGGTGAATGGCAGGATCAGACCGCTGGTGCCGAGGCCGTATTTCTCGGCCGCTTCACTCAGCGCTCCGCGCTTGAATTCGCCGCCCTCGGCCACGTCCAGAAACTTCACCGCGCCGCTGATCTGCAGCCGGGTGACCGGCTTGAAGTCCGGCAGGTTCGACTGACGGGTGAACAGCTTGAAGCTCTGCGGCGTCACGTCATAGGCGCGGCGCATGGTCTTGCCGGCCACATTCGCCAGCACCAGCGGGAAGTCGCTGGTAGACATTGCGCCGGCGCGAGTCATGCCGAGGCCGCGATCCAGCCCCATGATGGCGCTGGCCAGATCCATCTTGGGCAGGCCGCGGGTCTTGACGCCGCGCTGTTCCAGCATGTGTCGGCCGAGCTCCACCAGGCTCATGCCGCGCCACTCGCGAGCCTCGTCGGTGATCTTGACCGCGGGGTTCATCCGGTGTTCCAGCGCGACCTCGATCGAGGGCAAGGCGCGATCGAACTGATCAGCGCCGGCCGCGATGTTGCTGCGGATCTCGACCGTGTTACCGCGCTCGGCCATAGCATCGATCACCGCCGCGCGTGCCTGATCGAGGGGGACCCGCCGGGTGATCAGATCATCGGCGAAGTTATCGCCGAGGCCGGCCGCGCGCACCGCCTTGCGGATCTCGACCCCGCGGGTCATTTCCGCAGTGGCCGCCGCCGCGGCCGCATCGTTTGCGGCGCGCTGTGCTTCGGCGGGCGTTGCGGTGGCAACCGTCGGTGCCGCGGTCACGGCCGGATCGACCGCGCGGTTCTGTTCAGCCAGGGCCTGCTCGGCAGCGGTCGGCGCCCGGTTCTCATTCGCCATGGTGGATTCCTCCTGTGTGGCGGGTTGATGGGCGGGGTCCGCCCGGACGAACTCGCACGGGAACGACTCCCGTGCGGCATTCCTGGTCTGCGCACCGGCATCGGCCGGCACCGCAACCATGCTGATTTCGTAGGGCATCCAGTCGATGCACCGATAAACTGGGATCTGCCCTTCGGTCTCTTCGACCAGATACTTGCGCGCGATGTAGCCGACGCTCACGTTGCCGATGATGCCGCGGGACACGTCCTGCCAGATCGGCGCAACCTCATCGCGCTCGGAGAACTGAACGGTCGCCACGCCCTGGCCGTTCTGGATCTTGGCCGTGCCGCGCGAGACCACCCCGAGCACCGAAGACAGCTGCCATGTGTCATGACTGTCGAGAAGGTTGGCGCCACCGTTGAGCCGCGAAAGATCGACGTGGCCTTCCTCCAGGCTCAACACTTCGTCGTAGTACCGCCCTTGCCGCCAGTCATAGCGGCGCACCGCCGCGCCGGTCGACCACACAAGGTCAATCGTGCGCTTTTCCGAGTTCGCCGTGGCAGGCGTGAAAGTCGCGGCGCGAACCTGCATCGGCAGATCGGCGCGCGGCGGCTCACTTTGCTTCGGTTTGGCCATTGCCTTCTCCGTTGTCCGAAAGATTCGAGGCCGAGCCGGTCATGGTGACCTTGCGCGGATCGCAATCGAGCACAACCCCCGCCGCGTCCAGCCGTTCATTCGTGCGCTGGATCGCCGCCAGTTGCGCCGCGGGGTCGCCGCCGTTCTCAGCGACCGCGTCTTCCCACAACAGGATGCCGTTGCGGATCGCGCGTTGCTGCGCGCGCGTATCCTTGTCAGGGTCGACGCTCTCGCGCCGCGGCGGGGTCCAGACCACGCCGCCGCGCAAATCGTTCTCGGTCAGGGTGCCGGCGATCAGCGCGGCCTCTGCAAACCAGTTCCAGACCCGATCGCACAGAACTGGGATGACGGTTTGCCAGCGCACCATGTCGATCATGCGCCAGTGGCGAACGTGGCCGGCGCGATAGCTCGTATAATTGACGTTCGAAAGGTCGCCCGTCATATCTTCATAGGTGTTGTGCATGCCGGCCGCGACTTTGCGGTGGCTTACCTGCATAAACGCCCCATAGTCGCCGCCCTGCGCCGGGGAGGTTGTGGTGACCTCCTGCCCAGCGTCCAGATACGCGATCATGCCCGGTTCGATGGATTCGATGCGGCGGCCCTGCGCATCGGTCCTGGTGTTTCCGATCGGCGCCGCCTCATCCCCGGTCGACGTCACGAATGCGGCAAGGCAAGACTCGATTTTCTTGCGCATGGCCTCGGCGTCTTCGTAATCGTCCGAATCTCGCGCTGGATTGATCGCGGCATGAAACCACGGCGTCCCGCGCACCTGGCCGAGCCGCGGCGCGCGGAACAGGTGGATGATCTCGCTGGCGGGCACGCGGCGGCTTTCCAGGCTGAGGCTGTTTCGCCCCAGTCCCACCGCGATATCGCCCGGATGGCGATCGAACAGCCAATAAGCAGCGCGAGCGCCGATCGCATCGAACTCAACGCCCTGGATCACGAGGTTGCCGGCGAAGATCCCGGTTTTGTTGTGGTCGAGGAAATCACCTTCCATTGGCTGCAGCTGCAACGGCACCGGCAGGCCATCGGACATCTTGCGCGGCCGGCGGCGGATCAGCGCGTCGCCGCCCTCGATCATCGCCCGGACCACCAGGCCCTGCATGGCCTCGAAACCGGATTGCCCCTCGGCGTCGCAGACCTTGCACCAGGCCGACCAGAGCGCGGCAACCTTCGGCGACGTGGTACGAGCCAAAATGCCGGTGCCGATCAGATCGCTTTCAAGGTTGGCCAACGCCTGCGTCGCATAAGGATAGTTGCGCACCAGATCCCGCGACCGATCTCGCAGCCGCACCAGATCGTTGCCCAGCTCGGCATTGCCCGACTTGCTGTTGGCCTGCCAGCCATCGGCGCGCCGCCCGAGCTTCGCGCCCTCGTAACTGCGCTTCGCCAATTGCATCGCCGCGCGGGCGCGAACTCGCTTCAGACCGCGCTCGGGATCGAGCCAGCCAACAACCGTATCGATCGGGTTCAAGGTCTACCCCTTCGAAAACGAGACGTAGCTGGCGCGAATGGGTGGCGTCGAAGCCGAGGCGGCCAGTGGATTGGCCACGCCGAGCGCCGCGGCGACCGTGCCGATCCGCGATTCCAGATCGGCGCGGCTGGCGTATTCCATCTTGCGGCCGTCATACTCCACGACCAGCGCACCGAGGCCCCAAGCCTGCACCAGCGCGTCCAGCATCCCCTGGTTAATCGCCGTGGTCATCGCTTCAGCCAGTCCTTTCTGCGACCGCCGATCCATTCGCCGTCGCTGCGCGGCCCTCGTTCGGCAGCCCGTTGCGCCGCAGCCGCCGCAGGCTGCTCCGTCACCGCTGTCGGGGCCTCGCCTTCGATCACCCGCACCAGCGAATTGACATCGTGCGGCGCGGCCCATAGCGGCGCGTCGGTCCAATCGATCCGATCCCATCGCCATGGCGGCCGCATCACTGCGGCGCGCGCATAGACCATGTGGTCGAAAGCTTCGTTGCGGATCTGGCCGGGCCGCAGATCCCAACCCTTTTCCGTCTTTTGCTCGGCTGTTACCTGCGCATACCACTCGCCAATTAGGTTCTTTGGCGTGTGAACGTAGCCGGGACCCGGCGCGGTGCGTCGAAGCGCACCGGCCACATCGTCCTTCAGATCGTTCGACCCGATCAGCAGCAACTGCTGCCCGCGCGCGATCAGCCGGCCGTCCTGTTTCCAGTCGAGCTTGCTGAGGCCGATGCGCTTGGGGCCGACCTTTGCGTCACCCTTCAGCAGCATCAACCGCGCCTTGTCGATCTTGCGCTTACGGGCCTCGATCCCGAACCGGTAAGCATTGCCCGTCACGCCCGGCGCGCCGCCGCTGTCGATCGCAACGCACAGCGCGGCAAGTCCGCGGCTCGGATCATCGGCAAGCGGCCATGCCCGGTCGAGCAGCGGCCACAACTGCGCCCAATCCTCCGGATGGGAGGCCGGATCGCAGAGTCGGCCATCCTCGGCCGAGCCCGTGATCTGCCAGCGATCGACAATCCAGCACTCCCATTCCGGGCCAAAGCCGGTCACCTGGACGTCGAAATATCGCCCTTGCACGTCCACCGTGATCACCAGCGCGCGAACCCCGGCCGGCACGGTGCTTTGCAGCCAGGCTTCTTTCCGCAGCTCGATCGCCGCCGCGTCCAGAACTTCGGCGTTCGGATCTTCGCGCGGCCAATATGGTTCGCCGAGCGACGTGTTGATGACGCTCCGCAGTCCCTCGGCATCGCCGTTGCGGTTGAACGCGGCTTCGGCCCGAAGATAGGCGCGCACCAGATCCGGCCATGTCTGAAACGCCGCAGCCGGCCCTTTCAGCCAAAAGCTGGCGATGCTGGACCGACGCGGCGTGCCGGTGATCTGGCCCGCCGCGTCGATCCGCTCCCCCTCCCGCAGCCACCGGCCCCGAGCATTCATCCAATCTTTTCTCTGCGGCTCGATCTCGGCGCCGCAGGATGGGCAGTCCATCACGGCCGCCGCCGCAGCTTCCTCGATCGAGCCGAGCGGTTCGCCGTCTTTGTCCTTCGGCCAGGACAGATGCTTGAACTGCCCTTCGAAGTAATCGCCGCAATGTGGGCACGGCCAGTACCAGAGTCGCCGGTCACCCTGGTTGAACAGGTCGAGGATGCCGGTCGTGGGTGGCGCTTCATGACCGGTTGGCTGCCACGGCTTTTCCGGATCGACCACAACGTCCCGGCCCGGCGAGCATTCGACCACCGTCATGCCGCGCGAGCCGTAGGTTTGCGTCCGCTTGCGGCCGAGCTCGAAAACCGATCCTTCGCCGCCCACGCTTTCCGGCATACGGTCGTACTCGGTCACCAGCACCAGCTGATAATCCTTGCTGGAAAGGTGATCGATGGTCGGCCAGCCGTTGACCAGCCGCATCCCCGAGTAAAGCTTGTCGAAGAGATTGTCGTCGTTGCGGTTCGGCGAAAGCCGCTTCCGCACTTCCGGACAAACGCGGTTCATCGGATCCAGGTGTTCCAGCGAGAACAGCCGCGCGCTGTTCTGACTGGTGTTGATCATCAACGTCGAGCACGGATCGCAGATGATACGATGCAGCGCCGTGTTGAGCATCAGCGCCGCCGACTTTGCAGACCGCGCCGGCCCGGCGAAGATAACCGCCTCTTTCTCACGTGACGCCGTTTCGTCCATCGGCTCGACCATGTACGGCGCGGTCGTGTTGCGCCATGGTCCGGTCTGGCCGCCGGTTGTGATGATGCGATAGCGCTCGGCGGCAATGGATGGCGCCAGCTTTTGGCGCGGCATCAAAATCGCCGAAGCTTTCCGGAACACGTCCTCCGGATCGGCGAAGCCCGACTCAGTCCGCGAGGAAGTCACCATGCATCAACTCATTCGCGAGGTGTTCGCAGAAGGTCGAAACCTCGGCCGCGCACAACTCCGTCGTCGCCGCATCCCAATTCAATCGCCGCGCCAGCGTGTCCGGCATGCGCGCCATGAAATCGGCCACGAATTTCAAGCGGCGTTCCAGGGCACGCTCGGCGCGGGCAACTTCGACCAGCTCGCCGCGGGTCTGGCGCAGCTTGACCGCCAGCAGTTCGGCCTGGTGCGCCTTGATCTTCTGATCGGCGGTCAGGCGGTCATCGCCATCGACGGCGCCGCCAATCAATTCCATTTGCAGCTGCGCGATGCGCTCATTGCGCTTGCGGGCCGCTTCGGCTTCCTCGGTCTCGCGCGCTTCCAGATAGGTGCGCAGCTTGACCGGATCGATCTGATACGGGCGGCCGTTGCCGCCGCGCTCCACCACGAATCGGTCGCCGCCATCGCGAATCCAGCGATCGAGGGTCGGCAGCGAGACCTTGAACGCCTCGGCCGCCTCCTCGCGGGTCAGGGTAAGCGGTGCCTCGGCTGCCTCAACCGGCGCCGTGACGGCCGCCGCGTTGTCAGGCATGGCGGCACCATCAACAGAAACATCAACCTAAAGCCCTGATAAATCAGGAATCTATCAAAACCCCGCGCCCTAGCCGCCCGCATAGCGCCTCGGATGCGGGAAGGACCCAAGGGCATCGGGCATAGCGGGATGTGCGGCCGGGTTTTCACCCAGGGACCGGCCCGGCGCTACTGATGACCGGCCGCACGGTGCTGGAAACGGAAGCGCGCCCGGCGAGTCTCGCATCGGGCGCGCTGATCTCTGATCTTAGCGTTGGAAATACGCCAAAGCGTCTAACTCGTCTAAAGAATAATTCCACTCTCGGTCAATAATTGGAATAGACGCACGAGAGCGCCGAGATAGTCAGCGCGCACCGTGTCTTTGTTGCAGCCCTTGACCACGTCATTGGCGATGGAGCGGTAGCCCATGCCCTTGGCGCGGGCCAAGACAATCCGCCGTTCGTGATCACTTCCCAGCAGCGTGAGCCATCCAAAGCAACGATCCATGCGGCTGATCTCTTGCGCCGTGGGCACCGCCGGCCTGGTGCGCAGCAGTCGCGCCTGCGCTTCCTCAACATCGTGAATGCTCCACACGTCCTGCAGCATGGCAGGCCAGGACGAACCCGAGCCACCGACCGCGCCCGGCAATCGCCGCATGCAATCCACCGCCGCGCGGAACTCCTCTTCAAGCCGGTCAATGCCAAGCTGCTGCATCAACCCAGCATCGGACACGCCGCGTTGCTTGGCGCCGCCCTTCGCCTTTGCGCCGCGCCGGCCCTCACGCCGCGCCAGCTTGGCGCGCAGCTGCGCCACCTCCGCCTGATCGGTTTCGCTCAACGGCTCAGCATAGGCGGCGGCCTGTGCCTTCAACTCGGCTTCGCGCTTCGCGTCTAGCCCGCGCGGCTTCAGCACACCCGCAACCGTCATCGTCTTTTCCTTCCTTCGGTCCTCTGGACCTTCTGGACCTTTTTTGCAGTATTTCTCTCTATCGTGATGCGCCCATGCATCGCAGCGGTTCCCGGAAAAGGTCCAGAAGGTCCAGAAGGTCCAAACCCATTGATTGGATTTGCCTATTCGTATGGACCTTTTCCCCGCCGTGGACCTTATAAGGTCCACGATGACGGCGGCGGCGGCCTCGACGCGGCGTTTCTGAGGGTCAAGGCCCGGTCATCTGGACGATAAAAGGTCCAGTCTGGACCTTTGGCCGCGCAAAAGGTCCAGATCATTCGGCCGGCCTTTCCTCGGCGCCATAGGCATCCGGATCGGGAACCGGCGCCTCGCCTTCCTCGACCGGCTTCGGCAACAGCTCAAGGTCTTGGTAGTAGTAAACGCCGGTCTTTTCCTTGTGATAGCCGCGGTCACCGAGTGCACGGCCGAAGATATGGATGGATGCAGCCTTGCTCTTGTCGCCGAAGTTGCGAACGCACCACGCCACATAGTCATCAAACAGCGCCTTGGCCGTCACGGTGGCGCCGGGCTTGCGCACGGTGCGATCCCGCAGGAATTCGCCGATCGGATCGCTTTCCGCGCGATACTCGTCGCGCGCCGCTTCGATCGCAGCCACATGCGGCAGCCCGCGTTCCTGCCATTCCAGGAACCCCTCGAACATCCAATTGAAGATTCCGGCCGCTTCGGCGCGCAGCTTCGCCATCATCCGCTTATCGCGCTCGGGCTTCGGAATGGTGACCGTGAACGGCACCAGGCCGAGCCGCCGCCAAATGCCCTCATCCTGCCCGCGCACCGTGGGCTTGCGGTTGACCGAGATCACCAGCTTGAACGCCGGCATGAATTCGAATTGATCTTTGAACAGCTTTCGCGCCGTCATCATTTCGCCGCCGGTGATCGTCTTGACCACGCTTTCCGAGATCCGCGCCGAAGTCTCCGGCTCGGACGCCAGCACCAGCCGCGCGCCCGGCAGCCGCGCAATGTCCGGCGTAGCATCGCCGCCGCGCTTGCGGTCATCGGCGAGGAATGTCTCGATCGGCAGAGTGACGGCGTATTCACCCATCACGTATTTGATGGCGTCCAGCAGGGTCGACTTGCCGTTGGCGCCTGTGCCGTAACAGATGACAATCATCTGTTCGCCGATATCGCCGGTCAGGCAGTAGCCGAAGAAGACTTGCAGGAAGTGCCGCACGTCCTGGTCCGGCATGATCTTTTCGAGAAAGGACATGAACACCGGGCATTGCGCCTCCGGATCATGCATCGCCCCGGCAAGCTTGCTGATCCGATCGCGGCGCGCATGCGGCGCCAGCACGGCGGGCGCACCGGCCTCCTCGCGCGGCTGCAACAGCAGCGTCCCGTTCTGGCAGTTGAATTTGCGCGGGTCCTGATCGAGCGTTTGCGGCGGCACACGCTTTTTCGGCACGGCCATTTCCAACATCGCCTTGACCCGCGGCGCGTTGCCGCTGGCGACGCCGAATTTGCTGTGTTTCTCGGCGCGGTCCATCAATAGCGCGCGTTTCTCGGTCGCAGCCTCGCTCCGCTCATCCTCCGATCGCCGCAGCTCATCCGCGATCAGGCGTGCTTCGATCGTGATGGCCTCGGCCGTCATCTGCGCCCGCGTCGTGGCTTCGGCCTCGCCGAATTTTCCACCCTGGAACCGCTTGGCGTCCCAGACGTGCCAACCAATGTCATCGACAAACAGCATGTCATGGCCATGCCGTGCGATCAGCCGCCGCGCATTGCCGGTATCGTTCGGCGGCTCGTAGAGCAACTTGCGATCATCCGCCACAATCGGCGCGTCATCGATCAGGCCGAGGATGGGGTTATTCACGCCGGCACCAGTTCTTTGAGTGAAGCCATCGCCATGCCCAGGCTGTTCCAATCCGTCCCGTTCGGCGGCCAGGCCAGCCGCACCGTGACGCCATCGGCATGGAAGCGCCGCGCCGCACGGTTCATCATGGCGCGGGTGATCTCCGGATCGGAGTCACCATCCGCCAGAATGATCAACTCGCGGACCTCGCGCGGCAGGATGATTCCAGGCCTTGACATATCCGGATATTCGGTCGGCAGGATCACCGGCCCGAGATCTTGGCCGCTGCGCGGGTCGGTGCGGCGTTTCCACGAATGCGCCGGCGCATGCCGCTGTGACCGCTCGTCGCCGGCACCGGCAATGTTGCCCATGCTCAGCGCGGCCCACACCGGCAACTGCGAACCGGTCGCCCGATAGGCGCCGAGCACCCAGGCCCCGGTTTCGATTCCCTCCGAAACCGCCAGCGTGGCACCACCGCCCGTCGCCGGCTGCATCGGTTCGCCGTCGGGGCCGAGCAGCGGCGCGAGACGCACCGCGCCACCCCAACAATTGCCCAGCATCTTCTTAGCAACGGCCTTGTCCGGCCGATCGGCGCCGGGCGGCTTGAAGAATGTCCGATGAATGCCGCGCAAGGCCCGGTCCGGCCCTTGCACCGCGGCGACCATGGCGCGATAGCGCGACCCGCCCTTCTCGGTTTCCAGATTGGGATGAAACTTCAGCGTGGGCGGCACGCCGCCGATCGCGTCGACGTCAATGGCACGGCGCCGCAACCAGTGCTCAACCTCGGTCCCACGGCCCGACCAGGACGCAGCCCAGATGGCGCGCCACATATCCTGCACGAAAGCATTGCGCCGCTCTTCGTCCGCCGCGCTCTGCGGCCCCGAAGGCGGCGGCGGCAACGGGCGCAATTTTTCCGGCTTGGCGGCGGTCATACCTTGCGGTGGCTCAAGCCCGATCCGCGCGGCAAGATCCAGGGCCGCCTCACGGAACTCCAAGCGTTGCAGCTGCATCACAAAGCCGACCGCATCGCCATGCGCGCCGCAGCCATAGCAGTGGTAATGCGCGTCATGGCCGGGCCAGACATGGAAAGAGCCGGTTTTCTCACTGTGGAACGGGCACCGCCCCAGCCAAGTCCCGCCGGCCCGTTTCAACGGCGCGACCTCGCTGATCAGCGCCACAATGTTGACCCGTGCGCGCAGTTGCTCCAGCCACGCGTCGGGAAAGCGGATTTGCGCTGCCGCGCTCATTGACCGGCCCACTCGATCAGCTTGAACGCACTAAACACCAGCACCACCACAAACACGGACCAGCCCGCCAACAGCACGCGAACCCCGGTCATTCCGCCGCGCCCCGATCCGAGGCGAGCCCGAACAGCGGCAGATCCGCGCCGGCCCGCGTCTCCTCCGCCACATGGCGATGCTTGATAGCCAGGCTGTGGCGGCCGCCATCCGAGACCGCCTCGAGCCGGGCTTTGATGTCCGCCACATACTCCGCCTGCTGCTCGATCAGGATGGCGTCGAAGCCTTCACGGATGCAGGCCGCGCCCGTGGTGCCACTGCCGGCGAAGAGATCCAGCACTGTGCCGCGCGGCGGAGTCACCAGGCGGCACAACCACTGCATCAAATCGATCGGCTTGACCGTGGGATGTTTCGTGCCGAACCGGTCGAAGGCATCGGCTTTGGCTGAATAGAAGAACCGCGCCACAGATCCAGGATCGCCGCGCGGCACCGCCGCGGCCGATCGGCCGAAGGTCGGATTGTAGACGTTCTTTGCCGGTCGCGACGGTTCGGTGCCTTTGACCGCGCCCCGCTGCCCGGCGGAGTTGGGATAGGCCGCAATGACTTCGGCGCTGCCGTCGTGCACGACATTGGCGGGAAACCGCGCATCCGCCGGCCGCGCCTCGCCCGATTTGGTCAGCCCGCAATTCTCGGCGTTCCACCTGTTGCCACCGCCGGCACCGCCACCCCAACCGACCGCCTTCTCGGCCGGGATGGCGCAACCCATGACGTTGAGCGCACCGGTCCCGTGTTCCAGAACGTTCGCGGCCACGCTGCCGATGAGAGGCTTTCGCGCGACGCAGATCGGCTCGGCCGCCGGCTTCAATGCCGTGCCCCAACCCTCCCAGGCCTCGCTTTCGGCCGTCGCGCAGCAAACATGATCGCCATCCTGCCGCCGATCGGCCGGCGGCAAGTCGCGTTCATAGTGGCGGCCCGGCAAGGTGCAGAGCGCCCGCGCTACGGCGCGCTCGGTGTCGTGCGACTTGGGAAAGCCCGTGCCATAAGTCCAGTCCATCATGCCCGGATACCGTTCCAGGATCTTGCACAGCTGCCCCGCCTGCTCGGCGTTCAAGGATGCAAACAGCCGCCGGGCGTCGTCCTCGCTGTCATGGTCGAAACGGATACGGTCCCGCACCTCGAAACCCGCCGCCTCGATCGCATCGGCCATGCGGTGATAGGTCCGCGTGCCGCTGAAGGCGAGCAGCCACGCTCCGGGTTTCATGACGTCGAAGACGGCGCGCCACACCTCCACCTTGAACGCAATATCATTGTCCCAGGTCTGCCCCATGAAGCCGCGCGAGGCGCGCGCAAAAGCGCCGTCCCGGTCTTTCGCCTCCGCCGCTTCCGGTCCGCCGAACCGCGCCACGATCGAGGCCAGACCGTACGGTGTGTCGGTCACCACCGAATCCACCAGCACGCCCTCGGCCTTCAAGCGCACCAGCACGTCCCGGCAATCGCCATGCTCGACCCGTACCGTCAAAACATCGCCCCCTGTGCGCCTTGCGCATCGGCGCGGCTCGGCGGTTGGCCGGAAGCGGTGCGCCGCTCGCAATCGGCCATATGCATTCGGTCGCTACAGGCCCAAAGCCCGGACACGAAATCCGCGTTGCGCCCACGATGCGACGTGCCAAAGCCATAGCCGTGCCCGGCATAGGCGTTGCAGCCATGCCGGTAGTCGCAGAGCGCGGCGCGCGGCTGCGGTGGCGGAGTCTCTCTATTCCGCGGCGGCATGCGCGGTCCTGTTCGGGATCTTGACCTTGCGCCGATCGGGCAACGGAATGCCGCGGTTGCGCAGCTCGACCACGCGCCACTCCACCGACTTGCGGGTCCGGCCGATCGCCGCGCCGATGGCTTCGGCGGTCTCGCCTTCCATCCAACGTCGCACGACCTCGGCCTCTTGCTCTTCGGTCCAGGGATGCACGTCGCCGCTGGCGCGCATCTGCAAGACGGCCCGCGGCCGTGCGATGGTCACGCCGGCCTCGCGCAACTCCCGCAGCTTGCCCTTGACCGCGTCCAGCGTCCGCGACATGGCCGCGGCGATCTCGTTGTTGCCCTGGCCGCGTTCGCAGCGTTGCAGCAGATCCACGACGGCGGCAGCGCCCCAATGGTGACGGCTCTCACGCCAAGGATGCAGCTGCAGCGCTGTCAGGGCCGCCTCGACGTCGGCACCGCCGCGGCCAAGCGCTTCGGCGATGCGGCCCATGCGGCCCGAGACATTGCCGACCGCGGCGTTGGCGTGGATCAGATCCACCAGCTGCGCCCCGTTCCAGCCTTCCGGCGTTTCGCGCCGCACCGGCGCCGTCGCCGCCTTGACCTGCTTCAGGACCGCGCCCGGCGCGGTGCCCGGCTTCAGATAGGGCATGAAGTCGCGGGGCTGGCCCGCATCCGACGCGGCGCGCTGCGCCAGCGATAGATTGGCCTGGTCCCAGCCCATCCACCACAACCCGGCCTGACGCGTGGCGCGATGATACGGGCATCGATCGCGGTCGATGCCATCGATCCGCGCCTTGCGCCCCTGTGCGACGTAGAGATCGTTGTTCACCGCGTGTGCCTCGCCTGCTGGGCACGCCGCCGATCCGCGGCGCGCCATTGAAGGATTTGCCACGCCATGTCCTCCGCCGCGTCGGTCTGGATCAGGACCACCTCGGCGCCGCCATGGCGCGGGATGATGATTTCTATGGCGCCGCCGGGAACGCCGCGGCGCACATAGGGTTGAAGGTCGGGCGGCGGCAGATAGACCGGCGCCGCCGCAATCAGCGACGACGACGGCGCGATCGGCTCCCAGCCGAACAGGGAAAACAACCAGTCCCGAAACACGAAAAGCCCCACCACAAAAAGAGCGACCACACCCCCCGGCGGGCCGCTCGGTACGCGATTACTCTTTGGTTTCTTCGATGTTGCTGTAGCCGACGCACAACATCGGCATCAGAAAGCCGAGCCCGCCCTCGAAACAGAACGGCATGGGTTCGCGCGGCTTGGTCTCCGCCGCACACCGCAAGCAGGGCAGCGTCATCAGCAAGCGGATATAGAAGGCATTGAAGATTGCGCCGCGCATCGACACGGTCAGAGCATGCGGGTCGTACTCGCGCCCGGCGTCGTCTGGCAGCGTCACGCGCAGCGGCGTGAATCCGCGATAATCGCCGCCGGCCGAGAACAGCCGCTCGGCGTTCGGCACCTTGTCGCCGCCCTCGGCGACACCGGCCCGCCGCGGCACCCGCACCAGCACATGGCCGTTAGACGCATAGGTGAAATCACCGCGCGACCACGGCTGATGTAGGTACGGCCGGTACTCTTCACCGCCGCAAAACGGCGTTAGATCGAGCGGTGCGACTGGATCCTGGTTCATCGCCGCAGCGCCTCTTTGCGCGCCTTGGCGACCGCGGCTTCGACGTCATCGAGCTCAGCCCGTGCGGCGCGGATCGCGGCATCAAGCCGCGCCGCCTCGGTCGCGGTGATCGCCGCGCCACCTTCGGAATGCGACGCAGCGAAGGTCCGCACCAGGCGCACCAGCTGCCCGACCTGATCGGGCACGTCCAGCACTTCGACCGTGAGATCTTCCACGGCGCGTGGCGCCGCTTCGGTCATGGCCTGCAGCTGCTTCAGATAGGATTGCAGGAACGGCGCCGCACCGTGCCGCGCCAGATGCGCCGCGTCCAACAGCACGGCCTGGTGCAGCGTGGGCCGCCCATCCGCGTCCGGGTCCGACCATTTGCGCAGCGCCGAGGGGCCGCGGTCCACGATCTGCGCGGCGAAATCCACGCCGAGCCGGGACAGGATCTGCATCGCCGCATCCTCGAAAGAATGCGTCGGCCGAATTTTGGTCATGGTAGTTTTTGCCCCTTATTCAACCGGGAGACAGAGATGGTCGAGCAAGCCGAGAACAATGGAACTTGGGACCCAACGCATAGTCGCGTGGCCGCATTGGCAGCTTTCACCGGCCTGCTGGTTGGCGCGCTGCGCGTTAAAGGCGTCTTGTCGGAGACAGAATTGAAAGACCTACTGCGGCTCGCCGATGATCTGGCGCCGAACGGTGCGACTGTGGATGGCACAGTGGTGCTGACCCTGATCAAGCGCGTTTCCGATCAGCTGGTTGAGCATTCTCGCGGCGCAGATCCGACTTAGGCCCAAGGCGTTCGACCTGTCGTTTGAGAGCCGCAATCGCCTTCGCAGAAAGGCGGAATTTGAAGCGGCGGGACTGACTCATTCCACTCCCCCCGCTTGATTGCCGTGGCTCGGCGCGGCTTCGGCCGCCACATTGACGACCGCCGCTTCAAGAGGCGGCGCGTAAAGATCGGGACGGATGCGCCAGCGCGGAATACCGGTGGCGTCTTCCATGGCCAGCACCCGCTCGGCGGGAACGCGCTTCCAGAAATAGAAATTCTGGCGCGCGATGCCGAGCGCTTCGGCCAGCTTGTTGACTCCGCCCCGCCGCTGGCCGCCGAGCGCGGTAACCGCCTCTTGAACAATCGTGATCATGGTTTGGATGTTAAGCATGCTTCACACCGACGTGTCAACCATGCTTAACGTGGGGACTGGCACAGTCCCCCGAATGCCGACGCTCGGGGACAGAATTAAGAAAGCACGCGAAGACCGCGGCCTATCTCAGGCCGCGCTGGGCAAACTTGCGGGCGGAGTCAGCCGCAATGCCGTCTCGCAATGGGAGTCGGGCGACACCGTCCCGACCGGACCTAATCTGGTCAGGATCGCGCGGGCCTTGCGCCTCAGTCCTGAATATTTATCTGAAGGCGGTAAGCTTCCGGCCGCCGAGTCGCCGCGACCGTCACCGCACCCAGAGTCTTTTGCCCTGGTGCCGGAGATCCTGGTCACTGCGGGCATGGGCCACGGCGAAATCCAGGAGGTCGAAACCTTCGGCGCCGACACGGTGCGGGACACCTGGGGCCTGCCGCGTGATTTCATCCGGGAGGCCCGGGTTCAACCTGAAGATCTGCGCATCTTGCCGCTGAAGGGCGACTCCATGGCCCCGACGCTTACCGGTACCGATCGCGCCATCATCAACATTGCCGATCGTGTGCCATCCCCGCCCGGGATTTTTGCACTGTGGGATGGCTATGGCGTCATCGTGAAACGAGTCGAGATCGTGCCGAAGACTCGCCCGCCGCGGCTGCGCATCATTTCCGACAACCCGCTGCACCAGCCCTATGAAATCGAAGGCGAAGAGCACACGATTATCGGGCGGCTCAAGGGCCTCATTCGGTGGCTATAGATCCTGATTGGGCGGCGGGGCCTCTCGTTGCCTGCGCCTAAGATCAGCCACGAAACGCGAGTGGCTGAATAGGATCAAAGTACAGACTGTCGCGAGCACCATCAGGACCAAAACGCCATACTTGGCTGGTCCCAAGTTCCCCGCGCTGACCGCGGCTTCCATGGGGAACCAAACCAGAGCCATGATCACTAACACCAAGCACAATTGGGCAGCGAGGAGGAATCTGAATTCATCAAGGGTGGCCATCACCACACCGTTGGGATCGCGCAGAACGCGTTCAACGCGCCGCTCATAAGCCGCGTGAGATCGCTCGACCCAACGCTGACCACCAGTAGATATGCGGCTAATGCCGCGGTCCATCAGAGGCTTGATATAAGCGCTCAAGAGATTGACCACGATCGCCAAAACGACAGCGGTCAACCACCATGCAGGCGACTGGAAGTTAGATATTATCTCGTTCATTTTGATCGATTCCAGAGTTGACGCAGCGCTTGACAGTGACGCACTGCTGCAATCACGCCGGGTTCGCCGCGCGCCACGCCTTGATATCGCGCACAGTGTCAGGACAGGTCTGTTCCATTTTGGCTTGAACGCCCGTCGAGCCACCCATCCGCGCCGAAACATCGTGATCCATCCGCTGCACGTCGGACTCGGTTAAGCCGCCTTCGCCACGCGCATAGGCATCTAGCTTTTGCAGCTCACCGGGCGTCAGCCACTCAACAGCCAAGTCGACCGCGCATGACTTTGCGCGCTGCTGTAGATCCTCCGGGACACCGCGCCAAAACACTTTGTTGGCGCGATCGAGCGCCATTTCGCGGTAATTGCCGTACTGCCCCGGTTTCGGCGGCGGCGGAGTCGCAACGCATGCGCTTAGAACAACCCCCGCACAGAACAGCCCAGCCAAATTAACCCAGTTCAATTCGATGCCCCTCCCGGCTGACCGCCGACTCCGCCACGAGTCGCGGTTCCATGCAAGGCGTGCCGATCAAAAACTGTGAAGCATGCTTGACACTCGAATGTTAAGTATGCTTACCTCTCGCCACCAAACGGGCCGAGACCCCCGTTCGGGATTCCTCCACACCTCGCCCGGCCGGTCAGCAGCACCTGACAGCCCTAGATAGCAGATCGGCCGGGCGGCCATTTCGGGGACAGCAAATGCCGCGGACCAAACCGAACCACGATCAGCCCACGGCCAGCCAGCGCTGGGCCGAGAATAACCGTCAGAACGCCCGCAATTTGGAAACGGCGCGGCGCGGCCCCGAAGGCATGGCCCGCGCCATGTCGCAAATCATGGTCGACCTCTCGGCCTCCCAGGGACAATGCACCGCGGACGATCTGGCCCGCGCCGGCTTCACCGCCGAGGACATCCAGCGTTTCGGTCCCGCTGCAAAGCGGCTGGCCGGCCGCTCAGCCCCGCAGCTGCGCAGCACGGTGGCGTGATGAACACCTATTCCGCCGCCACCCGCGCCGGACAGGCGCCGGCGCATCGCCTCACCCTGCCGCAAGCCGCGGCCAAGATCACCAGCGCGCGCCGCAAAGTCGACGCCGCGCTGGTTCACCTCACCGATGCCGAGGCCATCGGCGCAAGGGGCAATGGCAACGCCCTTTGCACCGTGGCCGAGGCCGCCGGCCGCGCGCTTGCCGATGCCTCGGCCCTGCTGGCCGAGATCCAGGCCGCGCGCGAATCCCTCCGCAACCCTCAAACCTGAATCGGGGAGAACCCATGTCGAAACAGAAGATCAAGCGCCGCGCGCAGCTGCGCAATCGAAACCGCAGCGTGGCCGTTGCGGTTGTCACCGAACGGCGGCTGTTCAGCGCCCCGGACTCCGACCTCGCCTCCAACGTGCGCCGCGCCGCCGACCTCTACAACGCGGCGCTTGATCAGGCGAAGTCCGCAGGCCTCACCGTAATCGAGCGGCTGGACACGCCGACCGAGGCAGGCGGCACCACGGGATTCCACGCCGAACCCATCAACATCACCGCCGTGCATCGCGCCTACTGAGGCGCGCGCGGGACCGGGCAGCGAGACCAAGACCCCCGCCGCCCGGTCCCCGTCTCTCTCGGGGAAACCATGACCGCGACCGCCTACCAATTGGCCCCAGGCACCGGGTTTGCCGTCCCGTTCGACACCCGCGAGGCCTGGTTGCGCCGCGCGGTTGATCGCATGCGGCCGTGGTTCGCCGAGGCAGGATCGCCTGTGCCCGACGTCCTGCATGTCTCGGTCGGCTTCACCGGCAGTGGATCGAGCAACGCCATCGGCGCGTGCTGGACCCGTGACGCCTCGGCGGACAAACGGCACCAGATTTTTATCAGTCCGGTCCACGACACCGATTTCGCGATGCTGGCGACGCTCGTCCATGAACTGGTGCATGCGGCGCTGCCCTGGGGCGCGAAACACGGGAAGCTGTTCCGCGACCTCGGCATCAAGATCGGTCTGCGCAAGCCATGGCGCGCCACCAGCGCCGGCCCGATGCTCGCCAAGCGGATCGAGGCGCTGCTGGTTGACCTCGGTCCCTCGCAACACCCGACGCTCACCCTCGCCATGAAAGAGGCGGCCGAGCGCCAGCCACAGCGCACCTATGAATGCGGCTGCGGCATCAAGGTGCGCGCTGCCCGCGGCGAATTCACCGCGGTCTGCACCAAATGCAGCCGCCCGTTCAACGAACGCAGATCCCCCCGGAGAAGGACGCCCCGATGACGGCCGAAGTCTTCGACTTGACCATGGAACGCGCCCGCCGCGCCACGGGGCAGGCACCGCACGTGCTGCCGGCGGAAGCGGCAGCGTTGAAGCTATGGGGCGGCACAACCAGCGCGATCCTGCCGCCGCGCGGGACAGACTGCAACGGTGCAGGCGGGGCGGGTGGCTGGACGCAACTTTGCATCGGCGACCGCATCGCCGTGCCGGACGGCCGCGAGGGACACATTGTTGCCTTCCGCCAGATCCGCAACGCCTGGTATGCGCTCATCCATCTGCCGGATTGCCGGACCGTGTACCCGCTCACCGACCTCACCGTGAAGGGGCTGCCGTTTTGACGCGCGCCGGCTTGCATTTCCCGCGCCGGCACAAGCCCGAGCGCCGCGCCAAGGGTCCCGACGAGATCAAGGCCGAGCGCTTGCGCATCGACGCGAACCTTCTGGAATCCCGCGCGCACCGGCTGAAGCAAGCCGGCGATTGCCAGGAAGCCGAGCGGCTGCAGGACGAAGCCGCGGATTTGAAGCAACGCGCCGCCGAGATCCTGCACGCCGCGCAACAGCGCGAGAACGAAGCCGCCGCCCTGGTGCGGCGCGATCCGATCACTTTGGGGAAGTAAGAGCGATGGGCAATCCTTGGGTTACCTTCGGCAATCGCAAACTGGATCTGATCGACCCCGATCCGCAGGCGATCACCTTGCGCGCCTTGGCCAACTCGCTGGCGATGATGCCGCGGTGGTCGGGCCACATGCGGGCGCATTACAGCGTGGCCGAGCATGAAACCCGCGCCGCATGGCTGGCATCGCCCGCCGCGCGCGGCTACGCCTTCTGTCACGACCATGCCGAGGCGGTTTGGCACGATCTCCCGGCGCCGGCCAAGGATGCGTTGCGGCTGCTGGACAGCGGTTCGGATGGTGTCTCGGCCTACGACCGCGCCTATGCGATCACCGATCGCGCCATGCACCGTGCCTTCGGCCTGCAATGGCCGGCGCCGCTCGACATCAAAGCCGAGGTGCGCCGCGTCGACCTGCTGTTGCTCGCGACCGAAAAACGCGACCTGACCGCGCCCGATCAGCCGGAATGGGACTGGACCTTGCCGGCCCCGATGACAGCCCCGATCATCCCGATCGAGGATTGGCGCGAGGCCGCCGAGCAGTTCTGCCAGATGGCCCGACTGCTGCATTTCCTCGGCGACTTGCCGCGCCTGCCCGAGCGCAACCCGCGCTGTTTCATCTGCGGCTGGCCTTACGCCGCCGATGAATCGCAAGGCTGCGTTCCCGGCAATTGCAGCTATCGGCCCGCCGGCAGCCGTGATGATGAGCGCAACGTCGGGTATGACATTCGCCGCGCACAGCTGCGGGCCTTCACCGCCGGCAGCGGGTGCGACCGATGAACGATCGCCCGATGAATTGGGCTGCCGCCGGTGGCTATCTCCGTCAGGAGGCGGCGGACGCGCGCGCCAAGGCGGCCAATCTGAAAGACGCGCCGAAGACCGCGGCCCGACTGACCATCACGGCCGATCTCTGCGACGCGCTCGGCCGCGCCCTGATCTTCGGCGCCACCGGACAGGACCGCGGCGGATGAACGCGCACCTTGAATGGAAAGGAAATTGGTTGCTTTGCAACGGTGTGCCTGTTGCACGCCTAGAGAAAGTAAGCGCCCGGACATGCGCAAGGATGGGGTGGCCCCGCGACTCCTGGACGGGCCACATAGCCGGCGATCGGCGCACCAGTCATCGCGTCCAAAGCCGGGCCGCGGCCCAGCGCGCCATCAATCGACGCTTTGGATTGGCGCCCTCCGCATGATCTGGAAAGCCATCTCTCTTTGGCAGCCATGGGCATCGCTCTGGCTTTCCCCGCGCAAGATCCACGAAACGCGGCATTGGCAGACCCCGCATCGCGGCTGGCTGCTGGTGCATGCCGCCAAGCACCGCAGCGCCGTCGTGAGTGCCCCGCTCCGCGAGATCTTGGAACGCCAATTCGGCGCGCGCTGGGAAATCGAGTTGCCGCGCGGCGCCATCATCGGCCGCGTCGAATTGCTGGATTGCATCGCCACCGATTCCTTCCCGATCAGCCACTGCACCACGCCCGACTATTTCTGCGGTGACTTCAGCAACGGCCGGTACGGGTGGAAGCGCGGCGCCTTTGAAGTCTTCGCCGACCCGATCCCGTATCGCGGCCAGCAATCCATGTTCGACGTCCATGGCGAAATGGACGGCCGCGGCTTCAAGCTGCTGCCTAAGCCGCCCGCGCCGCAAGGGACGCTCGCCTTTACCGAAGCCCACACTTGAGAGGAGTCACCCTGACATGACCACCAGCTTGATCGGCCGCCTGTTGTGTTTCTTCGGCCGCCATAAGGACGCCGAGGCGATCCGCTTCAGCGCCAAGGAACTGCTGCCCGTGATCGGCTTCGAATGTGCGCACTGCACCCGGCGCACGCTGGCGCTCCCGCTGATCCAGCGCGGGCTCGACAAGGCGACCGAGCGCCGCGCGAAGCGTCAGACCGAGCACGCCGCCGCCTGGCGCGACCGCAGCCCGGATCACCAGCCGAAGCCCCGCGGCCGCAAGCCGCGTGCGCCGCAGCAGCCGCCGGCCGAAGACGCCACGCCGCCGCTGCTGCAATTGACCAGCGCCGCGCCCGATCCGGTGCCGGCGCATGAATGAACCGCTCCGCTGGTGGTGGTGCCACGGTCACCACAGCCGCGCCGAGGCCTTCATAGGCCCGCTCGGCACGCGCGAGGCGGCCATTGCCGAAGCCCGGCAAGGCATCGCCGATAACTTTGACGACGGCGGCTTCAGCGTGGTCGAGGCGGAAGGTCCGCGCGTTCACGACACGATCCGCCGCGCCGAACATTTCGCATTCGAGGCCGAAGAGGTGGCGCTGTGAGCCGAGCAGAAAGACAGGAAAAGGTGGCGCACTTTGTTGTCGCCGCTTTCACCGAGGAGCAAGCGAAGAGCCTGCCGCAACGCGGCGTGCGCCTTGCCGAGGAAGCGATCGAGGCGGCTCAGGCAGCAGGGACACCCGCCGCCATGCTGCATCGGCTGATCGACCATGTCTATTCGCGACCCGTGGGCGAACTCAAGCAAGAGATCGGCGGGGTTGGCGTGACCCTGCTGGCACTGGCGGCGGCCGTAGGCGAAGACGCGGACGCATGCGAGGCCGCCGAAGTCGACCGGGTCCTCTCGAAACCGCTGGAACATTTCCACCGGCGCAACAAAGAGAAGAACGACGCCGGTTTCGCGGCTTTCGCCGCGCTGCCCATCGAGCCGTACACCGAGATCCTGGCCGATGACAGCGAGGGACCCGGCATCCGCCGCGGCGACCTTCAGATGGCCGTCAGTGTCTGGTCCTGGATGCAGGAGCGGGAGAACATCTCCGTCGCCGAGACCGCGCGCGCGTTCAACACCACACCCGATCTGATCCGGCAGGCCGTCCGCGACGGCTACTGGACCTTTCTCACCCCGACCCACGAATTGGACCCGGCGAAACAGTTTATCGAGCACGACGGAGAATGACGGCGTGGCACTCATAAGCGAAGGCACCGAGTCCAACCAGATCGCGGTCCCGCCGAAGGCCTATCGGTCCGAGGCGGAATTGAAGATCCGCGAAGCCCTGGAGCAATGGGGCCGCACGCGGTATCCGGGCGCGCGCCAATGCCATGAACTGGTGGTCGGCCGCGGCAATGGGCGCGCCGATCTTGCCTATGTCATGCCGGCCGACATCGCCGCGGTCGAGATCAAGAGCGCCTTTGACAGCACCGAACGGCTGTTGCACCAGGCGGCCATGTTCCTGCTGGCCAGTCCCGTGGTCTGGATCTGCTACGACACCGAGCACAGCGAGGACGCGGCGATGATGCGCTATCTGCTGCCTTGGCTCGGCCTGATCCGGGCCACGCGGTTGAAGGACGGCAAACCACTTTCCCGATCGGCACCGGACCGGGATTTCACGATCGGGCTTGAAGTGATCGCCGAGCCGGTGCGCCGCGACCCGCACCCGCGGGCGCTGCTCTCGCTCTGTTGGGCCGGCGAGCTCGCCACCGAGGCGCAGCGCCGCCTGGTCTGGCAGGGCAAGTTGAACAAGCTGCCCGGACATGCCGCCCTGGTGGGCATGATGGCCGGCACGCTCAGCGCGGCCGAGCAGATGGAATCGGTCTGCCGGCAGCTGCGCTCCCGCAACGCCTTCTGGCGCGCCGACCCGCCGATCAATGATGGCGCACGCGTTGCGCCGGCTGCCGAGGCGGTGCTGGTGTGAGCGCCGCCCCGGTCCGCCTTCAGCTGTCCCGCGCCGCGGGGTTCAATCTGCAGCAACTCTCGAAAGACACCAATGGTCTGCCCGCGGTGAACGTGGCGCGACCATCCAAGTGGGGGAACCCGTACAAGGTCGGCACATGCCTAATCCCCGACCAGCAAGCCGCTGTCCTGACTTTCGCGGCCAATCTGCCGCTGGGCGACTTCGCCAAAGAACTGCGCGGAAAGAATTTGGCGTGCTGGTGCAAGGCCGGTACGCCCTGCCACGCGGACGTGCTGCTGAGAATCGCCAACCAATGACCCGGCCGCTGCGCGTCATCGTGAATTCCGGAACGGAGCCGCCGGACGCGGCCAAGGCACGGGCCGCCCTCACGCGACTCGCAGAGTTGCTTGCCAAGATTGACCACGACGCGGCATCATCCGCGGCGAACCGCGACCCGCATCCTGACCATGCAGGCCGAGACCATGACCGTAAAAGAATTAATAGAGCGCCTTAACGGATTCGATCCTAACGCGCCCGTTGTCGTTTGGGATGATGAGATAGACGAGCCAGCGCTGGCCGAGGTGGAGCAAAGCACCGCCAACGGGCGCCGCGTCGCAATGATCACCGTGGGCGTCCTTTTCCGAAACGCGGTCTGACATAATGACCGTCGCCGAACTCAAAGCCGCGCTTGAGCACCAGGATCCCAAGTCCCGCGTTCTGATCGAGAACATGGCGGGCGGCTTCCACGATATCGGATCGCTGGTGGCGCAGCCGGTTGGCCGCCTCTCGCACCCGTCGCCGTCTTCTGGATCTTGGGCCGAGCGCGCCGGCCAGCCGGCCGCGGTCTGCCTCATCCACACGTTCGCGCCATGA